GTAGGAAGAAAAAGATAGGAAAGTAAAGACAAAGTGGCTTATAAAATCAAGAGATTGATTTGTAAATTGAGAATGTGGTACGCAGAAATAAGAGGGCACAAGGGTATGAGATGGAATTACGAACCGAGTGAGCACTATATGGGCAGACACAAACACGATGACAAAGATAGATAATTTAATAGAAGAACTTTGTAAACTTACAGTAATAGAAGCAGGCGAGCTTTCTAAAAGACTGGAAGGAGCGTGGGGATTAGACCTTAATGCTTACTTAGGTGCATCAGCACCAGCACCGGTAGAAGAGAATGAAGAATCGGCTTTGTTTAAAGTAATGTTAACAGGATTTTCTGAAGGATCCAAAATTCCTATGATTAAAGCAGTTAGACCTATATTAGATTTAGGATTGCTAGAAGCTAAAAACTTTGTAGAAGACTTACCAAACGCAGTTAAAGAAGATTTAGATAAAGAAGAAGCAGAAAAACTTAAAAAAGTTTTAGAAGAAGCCGGCGGAACTGTCGAATTAAAATAACTCACATTTAAAATAGATTACCAAAACAGAAATAAGTACTTGCGAATGCGTACTATTCGCAATATACTAACATTATGACAGGAACATTAGCACCTACATTTATTTGGTTTAGAGAAGGCCTTGAAGCATATCTAATAATACAGATGGCTTGGCTGATGGTAACCAATTATAGACAAAAAATAACAATACTAGGGTCAACAGCATTAGCACTTGTTTGTGCAACGATACTAGGATACTTTGCTCAACAATTTATTGCAAACGATTTTGAAGCAGTAGAAGGGTGGACGGCATTAGCCGCCTCTGGATTATTGTTTTGGACAGCATGGTTTTGTCATGGAGCAGTACAACATACAAAAATTATTCAAGCTAATTTAAAAAGTAACGGACCGATACTAGCATTAGCATTAATTGTATTTCTTACAGTGTTTAGAGAAGGTGCAGAGATTGTAGCATTTCTTACAGCATTAATCTATGCAGGTACATCTGTAATGAGTATTGGATTAGGTGCTGTATTTGGGTTGGGTGCGTTGTTTATAGTTGGTATGTTAGCATCAAAACAAATCAAAAAAATTCCAATTGCTAAAATATTTAGAGCTAGTCGTTGGATATTCACTACACTAGCAATTTACTTTTTATATTACGGTATTCACGAGTTGTTGGAATAAAATCTTAACTTAAAGTATTAGCAGATTCGTTTAAGTCAATTGCTTCAGCAATTAAATCTCTATCTCGTTGATTTAAGTTATTCAATAATAATTCACTTTGATTATAGATAGTATTATTAGAAGTAGTAATACCTAATTGCTCACAACATTTTTTTATAATTGTTTCTGTATCATAAAAATCAAAATCTTTTGTATCAATTCTATTATCTTTTATAGCTTTTTGAGCCACTAAATCAAGCTCTACAAAATCTGTAACATCTGGTAATCCTTGTTGTCTCAGTATTCTATCAATTATAGATGCTTTATCTGAATCAGTACCTGTGTTGTACATAGGATTCAGATAAGCAGAATTTTTTACGTAATCATTAAAATAGGCTTGCCAATTTGCGTTTTGTGATACACGAGACATAAGTTTTCTTAATTCACTATCCTCTGCTAGTGATGTATAACTTATAAATTCAGTAAGAGAAAGTGTATATGCTCTGATGCCTGACAAGTTAGCAGTTTCTAAATTAACTTGAGTATTAATTGCATCTCTATCAGTAATCATTTGTGTTCTTTTTGTTAGGTAAGGTTCAGAAGCTAGTTGGTTGTGTAAGTTGGTTATGTTACCTGCTAGTTGAGATCCATATGTGTTCAGTGTTTGTTGAAAGTCTGTTGAGTCTGCTACCACTGATGCTAAAAAGGTTATCAACTGGGTGTTTGAATATCTTACGGCGGCCGTGGCAGTTGCCAAACTACTGGTTGTTCTTGCCCTTGCGTCCAAAAATGAAAGTGTATCTTTCAAACTTGTAAAAACAGGTTTAGAACTATCTTCTGTTTCTAAAAATTTATTGTTAATTGTACCTAGATGATCATTTACATCTCTATTTTTTTCTCCTGCTGTAACATTATATAAATTTGGAATCAAAGTTTGTATGCTTTGAACTGTTTGTAATATTTCTAAAAATGATGCAGTATCTTCAACATCTGGATCGTCACGATGAACTATTGTACCATCTAGTATTGTGTTGGTGTGTCTAACTAGGTCATTAAGATATCTACCTACGTTTAGATAAGATTGATTATTAATAGTATCTTTTAAATCGTTTTTTTGTGATGCAGTTAATACAGTATTATTTTCAATGGCTGTGTCTACGTCAATAGAAGATTTAATCCAAGAATAACCATCGTCCTTATCAACACTTTTAATATCATTAATTGCATTTTCTAGAGCCTGATTTGAAAAGTTTGGATCTGCATTAACCAGCGATGTTAAACCTTTATTAACTGCCATTATGTACTACCCATATCGTATATAGATTCTTCTCTTGCTATACTTGTACTTGATGAACCATACAAACTCGTTGAACTAGGACCGCCACCATTTGCAAATACATTTGGTGAGCCTTGAGCAACTGCTGTGCAGGTTGGGTCTCCTACTCTACCAATTGATATACCTTCAGCAAATACATTTGGTGATCCACTTTTTAATGGTACTTGGTGAAAACAACAACATTTTGGACAAGGACAAGGTTTTAAGTGTAGAGTGTTCAAATGTCCTACACCACTCATTTGTTTTCCGTTGGCATATACTGATCCAAAATGTCCTTTTCTCTTAGGCATTGAACAGTGTACTATTTCTCTATCTCCGACTCTTGCTACTGCTGGCATAATGTTATTATTTATAGTAGTAGAAAACGGCTAATATTATAACTTAAATTTGCTGAATTGATCCTTTTCAACGTCTTGTTTGATACCACCTACAATATAACTTTCAACCTCTGTTTCTTGTGGTGCTACTTGCATACCTTTAGAACTTAACCAGTGTGTAGTCCAAGGTAATGGATTTTGATTTGCTGGAATATCATATAATGGATCAAAGCCTAATGATCTTAGTCTTTTGTTTGCAATCCATTCTACATAGTTAGATAGTAATCGTTCATTAAGTCCGATTATTGAGCCATCTTTAAAAAGATAATTACACCATGCTTTTTCTTCTTCAACACATTTTTTCCACATTTTAATTACTTCATCTTTGCATTCTTTTATAAGTGGTTTCATTTCTTTGTCATCACCATTCATCCAATTTTTAATAACGTGTGTTGTAATTGCTAGATGTTGTGATTCATCACGTGCAATTAATGATAATATTTTAGCAGATCCTTCCATAAGTTTAAGTTCACCAAATGCAAAGGTACAAGCAAATGAAACATAGAATCTTAATCCTTCAAGCATATTAACATTTGCCATTGCTAGATATAATTTTTTCTTTAATACTCTTGTTGAGCCTTTTCCATTAACGTCCCAATTCTTTGCGTATTCAATAAAGTCATCATAATATTTTGTAACTGATGTTGCTCTTTTTATTATTTCTTTGTCATCAATAATTTTATCAAGTACATCACTAGGATTAGCATAAACATTTTTCATAATGTGCGTATATGCTCTTGAGTGTATAGTTTCAAAAAAGTCCCAAGTAACAATACAACTTTCTAATTCTGGTAACGAACAGTATGGTAAAAATGCAATTACTGGACCTCGTCCTTGTACACTATCTAATAGTGTTTGGTATTTTAAGTTAGATGTAAAAATGTGTTTTTGTTCTTGACGAAACTGTGCGTAGTCTGATCTATCTTTTTGTAGTGATACTTCCTCAGGTCTCCAAAAGTATCCTAATTGTGTTTGTGTTAGTTTATCAAATGTAGGATATTTAAAAGTGTCAAATCTTTGTACATTTTGATCATCACCGAAGAACATAGGTTGTTTAGTAAAGTCTATATTAGACTGATTAAAAATAGTCTTACTCATTATAGTTGTATTTAATTATATTATATTGTGCAGGCATCACAGTCATCTTCATTATTAACACTAGCAGTAACTTCTACACTAGTATTAACTTTAGCATGACCGTTAACGATTTGTCTATCTGATAATTGTAATTCTACGTCTTCACCATCGTCGTTGTCAATGGTAGCACTTAATCCTGCCGGTTGTACTTCTTCTTCCTCTCCTTTAAAATCATATGTATTTTGATAGTATGAGGTTTTCCAACCATATTTGTATGCGTTAAGCATATCTTGAGCCATTATTGATAAAGGTACTTCGTTGTTTTCGTAATGTGTTGGATTGTATGACCAGTTACCACTAATTGCTTGATCAAAATATTTTTGCATTATTGCTACAATATTCATATATCCTTCATTGCTAGTCATATCCCATAGTAAAGTATAATCATTTTTAAGTTTAGGATAGCCTGGTGCAATTTGTTTTAGTGGACCTTTTTTAGATTTTTTAATTGATAGTAATGCTCTTGGTGGTTCAATGCCGTTAGTTTCGTTACTAACTACGGAAGAACTTTCACTTGGCATTTGAGAAGATAGTGTGGAATTTCTTAATCCATATTTTACAATATCTTTTCTTAAACTTTCCCACGCCATTCTTTGTTTGTGTGGTATAATTTTGTCTACTTCTTTTTTATAATGATCAAGTGGTAATAATCCATCTGCATATTTTGTTCTGTCAAATGCAGTACACTTACCTTTTTCTTTTGCAATATCACAACTTGTTCTTAACAAGTAATATTGAAATGTTTCAGAAAGTCTATCAACTAATTCCCAAGCCTTTGGATCAGAATATTTTACTCCATTTTTTGCTAGATAGTGTGCCATACCTATATACCCAATACCTAGAGAACGTCTTGCTTTAGTGCTTACTTCTGCCGCTTTAACTGGGTACCTTTGATAGTCAATAATTTGATCTAATGCTCTTACAGATATATCACATAAGTTTTGTAATTCACTTACATCATTTAAGGTTCCAACATTAATTGCAGAAAGAATACATAAAGCAATTTCTCCTTTGTCATCATCTATATGTTGTATAGGTGTTGTCGGTAATGTAATTTCTTGACATAAGTTTGACATTGATACCTTATCTTTAAAAGAAGAGTGAGTATTACAGTGATCAATATTCATAATATAAATTCTACCTGTCTCTGCTCTTTCTTTTAATAAATCAAAAAATAAGTCCTGTGCTTTAACTAATTTTTTAGGAACAGATTTATCTTCCTCATATTTTTCGTATAAATCATCAAAGTCTTCTGTACCAAATGCATCATATAATCCTGGTGCATTATTCGGAGATATTAAACTTATTTCTTCATCATTAATAAATCTTTCATAAAATAATTTTGAAAGTTGGATTGAATAATCCATTCTTCTAACTCTGTTGTCTTCTGTACCTTTGTTATTTTTTAATACTAGTATGTCTTCTATTTCTGGATGCCATATTGGAAAGTGGACAGTTGCGTTACCTCCACGTACTCCGTTTTGTGTGCAACATCTTACAGTTGATTCGAATTTTTTTAGAAAAGGAATTACCCCTGTGTGTTGAACTTCACCACCTCTTATTTTAGAATTAATTCCTCTAATACGTCCTGCATTAATTCCTATTCCTGCTCGTCTGGCAACGTACAAACCAATTGCCATATCACCTGAGAATATAGAGGGGAGTGTGTCATCAATGTCGACTAAGACACAACTTGCGAATTGTCTAATAGGTGTTCGTACACCAGACATAACAGGAGTTGGAATGTTAATTTTGTGTAAAGAGATTGCATCGTAATATTTTTTAACGTAGGATAGTCTTGTTTTTTCAGGATAGTCAGCAAATAATGTGGCGGCTATCATCATATACATATCTTGTGGAGTTTCATATAGTTCTCCTGAACTTCTGTCCTGTACAAGATATTTGTCACAGACTTGTCTTAATCCTGCGTAAGTAAATTTTAAATCTCTTTCTCTTCTTATCCATGAATTAAATTTTTTACATTCTGTTTTAGAATATTTTTCTGTTATTTCTTTATCATAGACACCAAGTTTACAATTTCGTTCAATTAATTTAGATAATGGCATATATTCGTATTGACCATGTGCTTCTTTTCTTACATCATATAAAAGTAATCTTGCCGCGGCATATTGGTAATTTGGAGTTTCGAGAGTTATTAAATCATTTGCTGAACGTACTAAAACATTTTGAATATCTTTTGTAGTCATGCCGTCATAAAATTGTATGTTGGCATTCATTTCTATTTGTGATGCCGAGACACCAGGAAGATTTTCACAAGCTTCTTCAACTACGAAATGAATTTTATTAATATCTAGAGATTCTTTTCTGCCATCACGTTTAGTGATTGAAATGTTCATTGTGCTGGCAGTTGTCATTGTATATATTTTTTTCTCTTTTTTCTGTTTGGATTTTATATGCGTATTTATCGTATCCTGTTTTATCATGTCTAATTGTCTTTTTTCAATTTTTTTTCATCCTACCATACGGTATAAACCATTCCATCGTTTTGTTGTTTTATATTATGCTATTATAATGATAAAAACATTTTTTGTCTACCTACAACTTAGGATTTAAGTAGTTGATTAAGTGCTCTTCAAAGTGTCTATATTCACGATCCTTATGATGCCATAGATAAGGGTCAACATTTTCACGTTCGTTTTCAGGTAATTTATGGTACATAAAGTTATTACCACAAAAAGAAAACAAATCAATAATATTTTTATTATTTTTTATTAAATTTATCTTTGAAAACCCTTTGTATCCTGCTAAATGTTTTGTTTCAAAGTTGTTAATCATATCACACATCAAATATTTGATTCCTTTAGCTTCAAAAAAAGATGCTAATAGTATTATGTCAGTAAACATCTTATCCCAGTATGTTCTAATGTTTGGAACACAGCCATGATAGTACGGAACTAACTTTTTAAATTTATCTTCTGGAACTAAACTTAAATCAATTTTGTCTAATCCCAGGTTTGGTTCTTCAAGTACAGGGTGCCATGTACCATCAAGCTCGTCGTCTTTCTTAGCTATTGCCATTTCCCATCTGTGAGCATATGTAATTGGAATTATTGCAAATTTTGGATTGCCATTTTGTGCTATCCATTCAACAGTAGATCGTAATGTTCTAGGAAAGCTAGTGCCATCCTTGCCAATGTTAACAGTTTTTGTACATCCTAATTTGTTTTGAAATTCTTTACTGACATTCCATACTCTTGCAATACTGCAACCATTTATTAATAATGTCATTCTTATTATGCTATAATTGTAACCTGGTAATCAAGTGTGGCAACAACGTCATCAGTTGTAATGTATCGTAATAATAATGTTTCGTCGCCAGCAGTAGAATCTTGGTGAGACATTTCTGCTGAAAGAGTTACGCCAACATCTGCACCGCTTTCTGTAAATGTATCGTCATATTGTACACCGTTTGTTGATGCACTAACAACAAATTCACCTGTTCTATCTTTTGTTCCTCTTACTATTTTATAAGTTATTTTTAAACCTTTTCCTGCTAATGCTGGATATTCGTTTATGGTGGCGGCCGACGATTGGTTGTTTGTTAAAGTTGCTTGTTTAATTGCTTTTGTTGTTATTCCAATTCCTTGTAAGTCTGGAGCGGCATTTAAATTTGTACCGCCGTGTGCTATTCTTAAATCTGTTCTTTCAAAAAAGTCTAATACCGAACTGCATTCATCTCTGTCATATTGTATTATAGGTACTTCACGAATTGATCCAACACCTTCAAAATTATTTGCTACCTCTAGTCCATACCAATTACCTTGTGAAATAATATTTCTTATGTCTCCTGTAGCACCTTCAACCCAAATAGCTTGTTGTCCAATATTGCTCCAACTATTACCATTAAATTGAACATCTCTTGGACCTACTGTTAAACCATTTGCAGAACCATCAGTGTGTTCTCCAATTCTAGCACCGTAGTATCCAATTGTAAAATCACAATTAAGAAATTTTACATTTGTAACGTCGTAATCTAAATCAACTAATCTAGCAAATTTTGTAAACTGACATTGATCAAATATAATGTTAGAAGATTTGTGAGTATTTGTACTTCTAATTGTAACACCTTTTGAGTCAACCGCATCTACACCGTTCACCGCATATGTTCCTACAAATTTACAATTTCGTAGATACACGTAAGTTGCACAATCAATTGACAATCCTGCTTTTGCTTCGCCATTATAAAAACAAATTCCTTCTATTTGAATTTGTGTAGGTGTAGTTGTAGTAATTGCTCCAAAGACATTTGTGTTGTTATCTTCTGTTACTGCCACAGGTGCGTTTCCACCTGCTTGATAAAATACAGTTTTGCCTGGACCTTCTCCTCTTAAATGTGCATAAGGTGGAATTTTAATAGATCCTGATATGTTATAAGTTCCAGCTGGAAAAAATAAAATTCTTCTTGCTTGAACTTCTGCTTGATCTGTGTCCGAATATAATTCTTCTATTGCTAATTGTATTGCTGTTAAGTCTGCTGTTGAACCATCTCCTACAGCACCAAAATCTTTTACAGATACATATTCATCTAATTTTGTTTGTAATGTTCTTGAAACAGTAAGATTAGCACTTGGTGTTGCATCTCCGTCATAACCTTTATATTGATAAGTTAATGCGGTTGTAAATGCTGATGATCCAGCAGTCATAATTTCTGTATTGCCTACTGCTGGTGCTCCATCGGCTACCGTGCCGTTTCCTATATATAATTTTTGATTGTCAACAGACCAACCTATTTCTCCAGCCGCTAATTGCGGAAGATCAGTAGCTTTTCCACGTCTGTGTTGTATTCTTGATATCTGTACTATTGGCATATTAAGTATATTTATGTCCAGGATGGATTGAACGTTTTAACAAAATTTGTGCTTCTAATTGAGTCTAGCATTTTAACATATTCTTTAAATCTATTATGTAGAGCAGGATTAAATTTATAAGTATTTGCCCATTTTTGTATTGCATTTTTTTGTTTAAATGTACATAAATTAAGCCATGTTTTGAAGTTATCTACATCTTTTTCTGATGCAGAATGTATTGTTAGATGTCCGGAGCCATCAACAGATCCAGGATATATTTCACCTAAATTTATATTAATGTTATTGTCATTTGCAAATGCTACAACATCTTTAATAGTAAAAAGAGAGGTGTGTTGAAATATGTAATGAATGTATACCTTTATATTGTTAAATTTTTTAAGTTTCTCAAAATTTTCAGATATAGTGCTCCATTTACTACCGTTTCTCAAATAATCATTGTGTGGACCAACTCCATCGATACTTGCATCTATTGTAATATGATTAAATTTTTTTAGTGCATTTAATACTCTATCATTAATACGTGTCATATTAGTATTAAATGTAAGAATAGTTTTTGGATCCATGGCATTTAATACTTCAACTAACATTGGACTTATAAAAGGTTCACCACCTCCAAAGTTTATTCCACGAGCTTTTGATACAACATCTAACATTATTTCTTTATTGTGATCGTATGCATACCAGTCATGAGGAGTATTTGGATCTCCCCAAGTTTGTTCTATACCCAAGTCTTTATATTTTTTTTCATTCATTTTATATTCAGCTAATATACTGCTACTAGCATAAGGACCACACATGATACATTTTAAATTACAATAATTACCAAGTCTTAATTCAACGTGTGAAGGATATTCTTTATTGTTCCAATTGTTTTTTATATTTTCAAATGTACTTTGAGTTTTTTTATTTGTTACAATTCTATGATGTCCTAGGTCGGGATTGTTTTCTTTGCTTATACAATATTCACAACCAGGATCTATTTCACCATTAAGCATTTTTTTTCTTAATGGTTCTAATCCTTTCTCCCACCAGTCTTTGAACATTTTAGTATTTTTAGCATTTAATTTGTAAGGAGCAAGTTTTGATTTATCAGTCATAAACTCACAGCAAGGAGCCAACGTGCCATCAGTATCTATTACTGCTGTTTTAAAAGGTGCACTGCAAAATTTATTTGGTTGACTAGACATCAACAATATTTAACTAAAGTATTTTTTGGTAATATTCTTCTAGTTTAGTATACCACTTACCAACCCATTGATCGTAATTGTCTATTTCAAATGTTTGATATTCGTTGTTTTGTGTGCAAATAAAAATTCTACCCGATTTAATTTGCGTATCGTATTGTTTATTGTGTGCTTCAGAATATGCAACTAATTGAAGATAATAATCTTCTACCCATTCTTTCTTTTTTAATTTTCTAGATTGTTTAAAATCCATTATAGCAGGTGCACCTTTGTATACACCAACCAAGTCAGTTGTTCCTGCATATAATTCTGGGTAGTGTAAAGAAACTTCTGATCCCCAAACTTCACTAACATCTTTTAATCCATTATCGATAATAACGTTAGCCATCGCGTGTGCTTTTTGATGTATAAGATTTGATCCAGGTTTTCTTTCAATACCTTTTACGTGTTTCTCTAAAGAGTTGTGCATCACTGTTCCAATGTTTGCAGATTCTTGTGTAATTTGTTGTGCTTTTGCTTCACCTATTCTTTTTCGCCATGCGTGTAAATGTCTCATATCTTTTGTAGCAGATAGCACAGTGGTCACTGAAGGGATAGTTCTTCCGTCAGGAGTCTCGTAATGTCTATTACCATTTTTCATAGTTTTAGAAAGACTACTATAAGGATATTTTTGTATATATGCTATGCCTTTACTTTTTAATACGTCTTCAGATATTTTCATTTAAAACTTTAATTATTTTTTCTGCTAATTCATTATGTGCTTTTTGATTTACGTGTCCACCAGGACAAAAATAAGGTGCATCCATATTTTGAACCTGTGGAAAACAAATAGTTTTTGAATCTAAATCGTCGATACTTTTTACAATCATATTGGGTACATTTTGTATACTTTTAATTTCATTAAATGTGCCATTATTAATTAACCACCAATCAATAACATTTTTATGATTTTTTATATATGATATTAATGTTATAAAAGTATTGTACCAAGTAACTAAATTGCTGTAATCAGTGTTGTGTGAAACTTTAAATTTAAAATAGTCTGTTGCGAATTCCATATCACCATACATTTTATTAAAATATTTTGTACCTAGGTGTGTTGCATTAATGTCTTTCCATTTACCATTTAAATATTCACACCAACGTTCTATTCCAGTAGGCTGTAAAAATATAATAATTTTTTTGTCTGTATTTTCTAATAAAGAGATAATGTTTCTTAACATTGATTGAAAACTGATTCCAGCAGTTCCATGGTTAGTTCCTCCCATTATACCAGCATAGGATTTTTGTTTTTGTTTTATAATATGTTGGTCGTATTCTTGTCCTGTAAGTTTACTCCAAATTTTAGGATTTGTTTCAAACCAAGTTGAATTGAGTAATTCCTTGTAGTTACAATAAGCAGGATAGTTATCATAATATTGATAATCTAATAGCTCGTCACCAGCAGTGAAACTATCCCCAAAAAAATGCATTTGGTAATCATCTTTGGATATTTTCATATGTATAATTATACAATATAATGCCTTATATTACAATAGACAATCTTACGAGCATAATGGCCGAGATGTCTGATTATTGCAACGCCGCTTGTCCTATGTGTAATAGATATGATTGGAATTTAAATTTAATAAAAGAAATTACCAATACTCATCACACTACTTTAGATTTTGTTAAACAGAGGATTGGCGAAGAAGTTATATCTAAACTAGAAGGTTGGGTATGCCAAGGAACTTATGGTGATGCATTAATGAATCCTGAAACAATAGATATATTCAAATATTTAAAAGAAGTAAATCCTAATATAAACATAGGAATGATAACAAATGGTGGAGCAAGGAGTGTAGATTTTTGGAAAACATTGGCTGAACTTAACGTAAATGTAACGTTCAGCATCGACGGACTAGAAGACACTAATCATCTTTACAGAAGGAATGTCAAATGGGACCGTTTAATGAAAAATGTAAATGCTTTTATTAGTAATGGAGGTAATGCTATATGGAGTTTTTTAGTTTTTAAACATAATCAGAATCAGATAGAAGATGCTAAAAAGTTATCAAAAGAATTAGGGTTTAAAGATTTTGAATATGCGTTTAGTGAACGATGGCAGGATTTTAATAGTGAAGGAAAGTATAGAGATATTACATCACTTAAAGTAGATGATTATATTATTGAAAAGCCAGAAGAACAGAGAAAAGAGTTTATTAGAACACAAGGAGAACTAACTAGGAGTAAAAATGTTTTTCAAACAGAAGATAAAAACGATTTTCATACAAGAAAGATATCTTGCTGGGCGTGTCAACCAACTAAACGTGAAATATATCTTCGTGCAAATGGATACGTAAGTCCTTGTTGTATACTTGGCGATGTAGAAAGAAACGAGCCAAAGCAGTTAATAAAAGATTATAAAAAGATAAATCTGCACCATACAGATCTAAAAACTATTTTAGAAGGAGACTTTTTTAGAGATATAAGTGATGGCATAAATGGTGGAGAAAAAAGATTACAAGGGTGTTATCACGCCTGTGGAGTGAAATAATGGGTATATCAAAGCAACCGCCAAAACCATTTCCTATTAAAAAAGGATTACCATGTCAGTTGAAATGGACTCACTCGACAATATATCTTACTGATGGCCTTAGTGCAAGTTGTCATAGAGTACAAGGTGATCCACTTGAAATGAGAAATGGTGAATTGAATTTTCATAATTTACCAGCCAAACTTGAAGCAAGACGTAAAATGTTACGTGGTGAATGGCCAGGAAGAGGTTGTGAACATTGTAAGCATATTGAAGAAGCTGGTGGAACGTCAGATAGACAAGTTCATTTACATATGGAAGGTACGACTGCTCCACCAGAGTTAGATAATGATTTAGAAGCAGTAGATGTTACTCCAAGACAACTAGAAGTGTATTGGGGAAATACTTGTAATCAAAAATGCATATATTGTGGTGCTCATTATAGTTCACAAATACATCAAGAAGAAAAACGTTTTGGTTATTTTAATAAAGAAGGTGTGCGATTAGATGATACAGATTTTACTTTAAATCCAAATATAGAAAGAGATACTGAAAGATTATTTGCATGGTTTGAGAATAACATACACAAACTACACAAAGTTTTTGTATTAGGAGGAGAGCCATTTTTACAAAAAGAAACATTTAGATTTATAGAATTTTTAGAGAAAAGAGAACTACCAGATTTAACTTTATGCTTTTTTAGTAATCACAATGTAGAACATGATAGATTTAAAAGCTGGGTAGGTAGATTAGATAAAATGGTTAAAGAAGGTAGACTAGATAAACTACAGATTATTGCATCATGTGATGCTTGGGGACCAGCAGGAGAGTATGTGCGTACAGGAATAGATTTACCTTTATTACAAAAGAATTTTGAATATGTGTTAAATGAAACAGAAACATTACAAGGAATAAATTCTGCATTAACAGTGACAGCAGTACCAGGTATGCCAGAAATGGTTAAAATGATAAACAACTGGTCAAAAGTTAGACCAGTGTATTGGAGTATGATGAAAGCTAGTCAATATGAGCTAGGAGAAAGACCATACTTGTATCCTGGAATATTTGGTAGAAAAATAAATGATATAGGGCTACAAGAAGCTGTTGATTTATTTGAAGTAAACCATAATGGGGAACCAGATTCAGTTAAAGTAAATCATAAAAAGTTTATGCAGGGTAACATAATTGAGTTTGAAAATAGAGAACCAAGTTTATTAAGACAAAAACAATTTAAAATATACTTAAAAGAATTAGATCGTAGACGTGGAACAGATTACACCAAGGTTTATCCACAAATTGCAGAATGGATAAAGGAATTATGAGTTATATAACAATAGACAATTTAAATGTTATAAATGTAGAACTTACAGATTATTGTAATGCGGCTTGTCCAATGTGTTCAAGATTTAAATGGGACGGTAGTTTATACAAAGAAAAAGTAAATTCTAATCATACATCACTATCTTTAATTAAAGATAAAATTTCAATTAAAGTAATTAAACAATTAAAAAAATTTTATTCAGTTGGTACGTTTGGAGATCCATTAATGAATCCAGAGTGCTTTCAAATATACGAATGGATTAAATTGAATAATGATAATTGTAAATTAGAAATGCATTCTAATGGTGGTGGAAGGAGTATAAGTTTTTGGTCAGCATTAGGATCGCTTGGCGTAGGAGTTGTGTTTGGTCTCGATGGAATAGAAGATACTAATCATCTTTACAGAAGGAATGTTAAATGGGATAAGGTAATGGAAAATGTTAAGGCTTTTATTAGTGCCGGAGGTAAAGCATATTGGAAGTTTTTAATCTTTAAGCATAATGAACATCAAATAGAAGAAGCTAGAGAGTTGTCTAAAAAATTAGGGTTTATAGAGTTTACTCCGGAGTATTCTGATCGTTGGAAAACATCTAATTGGGTAACAGGGGAAACTATTGATGTCAAAGACTGGAATGGTATTGAGAAGCCAGAGTCTCAAAAAGTTGATCATAGAATAAAATCAGTACGAGTGTATGAAGAAGAAAAATTTAATTTACAAAAAAAATTAGTATGTCATATGGCATCAAACAACACTTATGAAATTTATATACGTGCTAATGGTTATGTACAGCCTTGCTGTATGTTAGGAGATATAGATGTACATGAATCGAAAAGATTAATAAAAGATTTTGATTTAGTAAATCTTAATAAAACATCATTAGAAGATATATTAAATGGAGACTTCTTTAAGTCTTTAGATAACGGTATTAATAAAGGTACGCCCGAAAGACTTAAGAATTGTTTTTATGCTTGTGGAATAAATTAATTATCTTCTTCTGTTCATAGCAGATTTGGCCATCTGTTTAACTTTATCTGTAGAACCTTGATTGTCAAAATCCATTTCAGGATCTGTTTCTGCATCTTTTTCTGTTTTAATTTTAATTGTTTCTTGATCAAAATCTGCTACAACGTTTTTTAATGCATCACCACTATCGTACATCTGTTTAAACAGATCATAAGAGAATGCTGGATAACCTGTGTTAGCCATTATACCTTTTACAGCATCAAAACTTATTTCTGTAGATTGATTTTTATCATCAGCATCGCCTTTCATATTCAATAAGGTATTGATTAATGCTGACTCTACCTCTTTGTTATTACCTTCGCTTAATTTATTTTTGAATTCTGTGAATCGCATGGAATTACTTCCTTGCTAGTTTGGAATATATTCTATTAGATTGTTCAAATACTTCTTTGGATTCTCTTTGTTCTCTACCTTCAGGATCTGTTCCACCTGCTTCAGCATCCACGGCACCAAATTCATCTGCTTCTGGACCTTCTAAGCTATCCAAATCAGCATCTGCTTCTGGTTCAGTATTCATTGTGTCGCCAGCACCCATAGTGTCTGTTGTCGTTTCTTCACCTGTAAGTACTCTTACACCGTTATCTAACTCTGTTCGAGTTGTTGAAAGTGTTGCTTCTGCCTGCTCTAGAGCAGGTTGAATTTTTTGCATGAAAGCATCTGCCTTTTCTGCTCCCATTTCATCTCTAATTCTGTCTGAAAGTTCTAATAAACTTTCTGTTTTCATTGTTGCTAAATCTTCTAAGTAACCTGTAACTTTATCCATCATATCTTTAGCCGCAAGTATTAATTCTGATTGTTCTTCTACACCTTCTTTAACATTTTCACTGTTCATAAGTTTTGCCGCCGCTTGTCTTTCGTCAGGACTTAATGCTTGTCCTTTTCCAAGTTTATCTTTAATTGGTTTTTTTGCTTTATCTATTATTGGATTAGGGTTGTCTCCTGCAGGATTTTGTACATATTCTTTAATTGCTTGGTTTAATACATCAAGCATCATTTGACTCTTTTGATAGTCGTGGTTTCTTAGTTCTTCACCAAAATGTTCGTTTTGAGTAATATTGTGAATTTTAGTTCTAACTTTATTTGCAGTATCTTCTAACTCTTCTCTAGTAAATCTGCTTAAATCCATTGTTTGATTAAAACGAGATTCAAATTCTGATAGTAAAGACTCTGTTGTAACTGGTTTTGTTAGCTCTATGCTCTGCATATCATTATTTAGTCGTTTCTACCTAAAGGTAGATTGGAATATTTGTTGTATTTTAGCTTTATATTCGTCTGCTAGGTCGTTAGCCGTTTCTAATCTTTGTCCGTATGCCTCTTCCATAGCTTCGTTTTCTTCTTTTTTTGCTTGTTTCATCATTATTTTTGCACTGCGTATTTCAAATAGTTTAGAAGCAAAATGTAAGTCATATTCTAATAGATTAGATGGTGGAACATTACCTTCTGCTAGATAGTGTGCAATTAAAATTGCAGTTTGTTTAAGGTTAATGTCGTCATGTAGAATAGTAGCAGTCATCATATCAGCGATAACATATATGTAACGTGTACCTGTATGTTTTTTAGGTACGATTGCTATGTTGCCTATTAAGATACCTTTTGAAAATTGTTTTGGTAAATGACGAAATGGTCGTTTAGCTTCTTCTTTATATACTAGGTCCGCAAGTTTTTCCTTGAGTCCATATGCCTCAATTTGTCTTACTAGTTCTTTGAATGATCTATTGTTTTTTGTCATTTTTCACAAATCTTATACGTCTATTTAAAGCGTATTGTACGCCAATGTCAAGTTTTTTTCTAACAAATATACTCTTGTCTCCTAGTATTTTTGCTATTTGAACTTCTTCTGGTAATAAATCTATACTACGAAAAGATTCTTTATCTTTATATTTGTTGATAAAATTTATTTGCTCGTTGGTAATATAAACTTGTACACCAGGTGCTATTTTTATATACATTGTTTGTGAATAATTTAATTTAATCTTATAAGAAGAACTACCATGGTTGAAAGTAGTCCTGCTATAACTGTGCCTGCCGCGGTTATAACTGTTTTAGAATGTGATTTGTGATTTTGTTTCATATCGTCGTTGATTTTACTTAGACGATGTTCAATAGCGGATAGTCTATCATGTAGTCCTTTGTATCGTTCACTACATAAGTCCACGTGTGCTTCTAAATTTGTTTTTTCTAACTCAGTTGGCATATATTTTAATTCTCGTTTTACATCGTCCAGATGTTTCTTTAGTGTTAGGTATTCTGCCTGTGTCATGCCTTAACTGCCTATGTTTGCCTGTGTATGCCTTAATCATTATTATTTATTAATTTCTCCAGCATAAGAAAAGTACGTGTTTATTGTGTGATCATTAGTCGTTATAAATGTATTCGTAGGAAATGTAACAGTTTCTTTGCAAAATGATAGTATAGGTACTAAATGAAAATCATCTATTAATTGTGCAGTTGGTTCTTGTATTTTGCCATATACTTCTGGTTGTTCAACAAAAAATGTAAAATGCCAACTGTTTTGTTTACCGTCATAAACAGAACCAAATCGCATATTAGCAACGGGTTCATTAAGTTTCATAGGTGGAGTTTCCCAAGTAATGTTACCTCTTATTTGAAGCAATTGCGACATTGTATTGAAGTTAGAGTTTTGATTTCGTGCAATAGCCAAAGTGTGTTTGTCATGTATAACTTCATTTGACTCAGTTTTAAAAGGAAATTCTTTTCTTAAATTTCCATTATTAGTAATATCAACTAGAGTATGAATACGAAATTCGTACATTATGTGGCCTTATTATAATACTGATAATCTTTTTCTAGATATGTATCTAATTTTTGTCTTAATTCTGGATTTCTTCTCATTTCAGTTTTTAATTCAATTTTTAATGCTTCTGCCATTTGAGTAATGTACTTAACGTGTCTCCATCTAGGTTTAACGTATGGGAAATTTCCATACATTTTTAAATTATGTTCTTTGGCAAAGTCTTGCATTTTCTCATTAAGATCCGGACCAACTTTTATAAAGTGTTCTACTTTTGTTTGTTCAATTACTTCCCAAGGTGCTAGTGTAAATCTATCAAAGTGTGGCCACCATTCCATGATTTTTTGATTTCTAAACCATGCGTAATCTTCAAAACCAGTTGCCCATTCTATTATACCTGTCCACCATCTGTACTCTGGCTCGTGTAATAAAACAAATGCAGGTTTTTGATTTTCTTTTAATTGTTCAGTAGTCATTTTTCTCATATTACCATAATCTTTTCCTAACCAATGTAATGTTGATTTTGCCGCTGAACCACAGTTATGCAACCAACACAAATTTGATTCTGGGATATCATATACATAAGGAGTTTTATCTCTCATTTTGTTTTCAGGTGAGAGTATAATTGCTAGTGTATTTTCTATAGGTGTTGGCATATGGATATTTAATATTGAAAAAGGGCGAACCTAATTAAAGTTCCGCCCTTTTTGGTAATCGCAAAAACAAATTGCTTTAGTTTATTATTATACAACTGCCGTAAGTAATATACCTATGTCTGTTGCAGTAGCTACAGATGACGCAACGTTTGCCGTAACGTTACCTGCACCGTTTAATGCTCTGATGTCCGCTTGTAGCGTACCACCTGAGAGTAATGTACCTAGGCTGTCTGTTCTTACTGTGTAAGTCTTTTGTTTTCCACTGTCAACCAACGGTCCTTCTGAAAGGATGTTAATGTGCTGACTGATAACTGATCTTACTGCCTCTAAACCTGCTGTTGCAGATCCAGTTCTTAAGTCTCCAGTTTCAGACGCCATAGAGTTGACAAAGTCTACAGTAAAAGAAGATGTTGCTACACCTTCTAGTTCCATATTTGTGCCGTGAACGAAGTTTTGTCCGCCACCTGCCGCTTTCGTTTGATCGAATGCCATCTGTTATTCTCCTCTATCCTTATGCTACAACTGCCGCAGTTAGAATACCTAATTGCGTGTGTGTTGCAGTAGTGGCACCATTTTGACCTGTAACTGCTCTAAGAGCCGTTTGTAAAGTCGCTAATGATCCACCGCTTGTTGTTTCAGTAAACGTAAAAGATCCACCTGCACTTGCCGGAGCACCAACAAAATTGTCAGTTCCTTCAGTCATGTAAGTCTTTTGCTTGTTTGATTCTACTAAAGGTCCAGCCGCTACAATGTTACCGTATATTCTGATACAGTTTTCTGCAGTGTATTGGTCTTCGTCTTTAGCTGTTTGACCGTTCATGGCGTCAACAAAGTCAACTGTAAAGAATTCTAATTCTTTACCCATGCCGTCATATTTTGATGTTGCATTAAAAGAAGTGTTCGGTTCTCCTCCTGCAACTGATCCTGCTGTATAAGCCATATTATTTTCCTCCTATAACCTATTATTACGCCATTGCAGTAAGTTTACCCATATCTCTATCAGCCGCTGTTGCAGATGATATAGTTAAAGTAATCTTAGCATTGGAGTTTAACGCTCGAATAGCCGCTTGAATTGCCGCTACTGTTGTCGTTCCACTTAATGTGTCTAATGAGTCTCGTCTAACCATCCAAGTATGTTCGTGAGCCGCAGATATAACACCATTTCCTAAGATGTTAACGCCTTGGTTTTCGATTGCTTCTCTGATCATGTGAAGACCCGCTGTGTTAGCCGCCGCGTATGGATGAGTAACCTCAGCCGTTGCCGTAGCTAGTAAGTCAACAGTTAGAAAGTCAACCTGTACACCTTCATGCTCTTGAGCAAGATTTGGTGATACAAAGTTTCCGTGACCGCCTGCGACTAGTGTGCCTGTGTATGCCATTTTTAATCCTCCTATTTTCTCTGATTATTTGGCTTTAGTCACCGCTCAGGTGACTGTATGTTTCTATTTAGTGAATGATCTGGTAAATTCAGTAGTTATATTACTATTTTGTTCAAATTTGTCCAAATTTCGTCAGATCTAGTTCTTTTTATAAAATTATAGTTCAAACGAAGCAGAATTCTTTTTATCCTCTTACAAGTTTTTGGACGTTTCCTATCTTTCATTTCAACATTAATAACTGGATTATTTCTTTTAATAGTATTTTCTGCACCCAGAAGAACTTCAACTTCAAATCCATCTACATCAATTTTAATAAAATCTATGTCATTTAAATTAAAACTATCTAGTGTTCGACATTTTATATTACCAGGTATATTTGTTAATGTTGTAGAATTAAATTCCTGTGATGCTGTATGTTCCTTATTAGACAATCCATATTGAAATAATTGTACGTTAGTTTCATGTATGTTTTTATTAAAGCATTCTATAAAATTAGGATTAGGTTCAAAGCAATATACTTGTTCAAACTTTTGTGCAAGTTCACGAGTCCACATACCAACATTACTGCCTATGTCTATACAGTTTCTCCAACGTTTAACATACTTTAGTGCTGTCTTTCGTTGGGTTGGTTGACTGTCTTTTTCTTCGCATTCTACTAAGGTAGGTTTGATATGCGGTCCATATAGCACCCAAAATTTATGATCTGTAGGTTCCATTAAAGTTATTTAATTACAAAGAATTAGTATATAATTTTTTAAGAGTTATCTAGTTTTAGTTCAGTAAGTGTAACGACTGAGCCTGATACGTCGACATTGTTTACGCCAACAGTAGTACCCATATCTCGTATTGCTGTTTGAAGTGTTGCGGCAGTCCATCCTGGTCGTTCCATACTAACATCCATTCTACCTGATGCCGCATCGTCGATACGTTGATAAAGTATAGTACCTCGTAATAGGAGTGTTCTAATTAAATTGTGTATTGTTTCATCATAACCTAATTCTGTACGTACATCAATTGCAGATGCACCAACATTTTTTAGTGTAATATGAAAGAACTTTACTTCTGCACCGGCAAAGTTGTCAGTAGTTCCAATTGCATTAGTTACTTTAAAATTGTTTGGTGTTGCCATATACCATTATTTATTTTGGTTGTTAAATTGATCTTCTAATTTTTGTTCTTGCTCGGTCATGAATTGTCTGCAATAGTTTTACAAATGTATAACCACCTTTTGTTATATCGTCAATCATTGTAATAACAGGTGCATAAGCGGCCATTATTGGAGCCGGAACTGCTCTACCTTGTTTAACCATATCAGCGGCAACTTTTGCTCGTCTTACGTTTGATGCTCCAACTAGTAATCTGTATCCAGACATCTCATCCGGTGTTAACTCTTTTCCTGGTACTGTTCGTTCAGCATCTACTACATTATCTAATTCTAATCTTTGTTTGTCAGCAAATATTTGTGCTTGTCTTTGTAAGTCAGTGCCAGACAGTTTGGCTTTTAATGCTTGTATTAATCTTGTTGCTGTTATTTGTTTTCTTTTTGCGCCTAGCTTTGGATAATCACTAATTGCTCTTCTTAAATTTTTATAATCTAAATTACCAATACCTAATGCTGATTCTAATTGTGTTAAGAATTCATAATCGTTTTTAAGATTTCTAAGGTATCTTCGTATTGCTAATACTGGTACATTCTGCCTTTGTCTTAAAGCCATTGCCGCATTTTTGTTTGCTAGTTTTTGAACAACTTCAGGATCTCCTGCCACTATTGCTAACATATTATGAAGGTCATTTGCTGTGCCTCTTACTTTAGTAAACCCACCATATGCTAGAGTAGTGTTAGCATATGACTTGGCAAATCCTGCTGTTTGTGAGAAGTTTTTTAACAGTGATAGTGTAAGAAAACTAAGATATATACGTTCTGTTATTTCTTGAAATGTATATCGTTGCAGGTCGCTTTGGCGTCTTACGATTCTTGCTTCAGATACATACTGTAAAAAGGGTGTTAACATACTCATATTTATAGGTATATGCAACGTAATTTTTTCTTAACGGATACAATGAAAACTGGTAATCATCAGACGTTTGAGCGGTTTTTAGATACCCATTCATTGCCAGATCAAAAAATAGATTATACTGGAGAATATTATACTCTACACAATTATGATTTAGATTCATATGATAGGAAATTTGCTTTAATTGATAGACGAATAGATAATGTTAGATTATTCAATAATGTAGAATATGAAAAAGAATTGTTAACAAGAATTAATTTATTACATAGTCAAGGATTTAAATTTATAATGGCATCTCCTTGGGAATCGCATGAAAATATTCAGTCTGGCAAGGTATATCCAAACAATATAGGAGAAGTAGAATCTTTTAATTGGACAGGAGGAACAAGCTGGTTCTGGTTTTATATGTACTATAAACATTTGAATAATAAATTTAAATCTACCCATGATCATTTTGGAAGTTATTGGTATAAAAAACATGATTTTTTATATTTGAATAAGCAACCAAGAGACCACAGAGTTATATTATATAATAAATTATTAAAAGAAAATGTATTATCAAATAGTATATACACTAATTGGCCAACTAGAAAGCTACCACCTGAGTATGAACTACCGTGGGCACAGAATTATCCACAATATGGTCTAGATCAAGACATTTATGAACAACCATATGTTGATACAGTTTGCTCAATAGTTTCTGAAACTAATGATAATGATACAGATGTATTCATGACTGAAAAAATATGGAAACCTATTATTGCTCAACAAGTATTTGTAGTTCATGGAAATCATTTATATCTACAAAAATTAAGAGAGATGGGTTTTAAAACGTTTGGTTCTTATTTTGATGAGTCATATGATTTAGAACATGATAGAGATAAAAAAATAGATGCTATTGTTTCTTTGTGTAAAGATTTAAGAACAAAAGATTGGCAAGATATATATCGTCAGACAATTGTATTGAGACAACATAATTATGATACACTTTTTAATAAAGAAAAGTTAAGTGTGGAAGTTAATAAAACTTTAATTAGTTTTTTGGAATTTTTTGATAACGGACAAGTTTCTTCTTGAGAACCCTAATCGATCGACAAGTTTAACAGCATTACCAGTCTTATCAACAGCAACAAATCCTTCTGGATCAGTAACTTCTAATCCGCTATCTGTTTGGGCAAAGGAACCTATTGCCATTGCTTGATTCATTTTTTTAAGTACAAAACCTTTTAGTAATTGAACTGACTTATAAAATATTAGCATCGCTTGTAGTGGTCGTTTAATTCTTGCCATGAATGCAGGCATTTGTTTCATTTTGTCTTGTCTTAATGTCAAAGCCTTTTGTGCTTTTAATCCTGCAATTTGTTGTTGCATTCTATCTGCGTAAAACTTTTTAAATCCTTGTAAGAATTGATTTACGTTAGTTGGCAGTTGTCCTTGTTTAACCATTGCATTAATATACAATTGGAAGTAACCAACAAAGTCATTGTTTTGTCCTAATAAGTCTGAAAGATTACGTGGTACATTATTAAGTAGTCCTTCTAATTTTTCAATACCACCCATAAATTTTTGTGTTTCTTCTGCTGTAAATTTAGCAGAGCCTGACACATCTTTGTATGTTGCATTGTCAAAAAATACATCGGGTAATTTTGAAAATGATTCAGTGTCTGCTCCTGCGGCCGCTGTCATGTCAGCAAATACTTCGCCATTGTATGTTGTATGAAATATAATTCCTACTTTAGCAGTATCTATTTGTCTACCAATATCAGAATCTTCTGGTACTGCGTATGTAATTGTGTTAGGTTTAAATGTTAAATGTGGAACATTATTAAAGTTCTTTCTTACAATGTCATCATCAGTAAACAGTAAGTCTCCTTGTACTACTCCTTGAATATTTAATTTTCGTAAATGTACAAGACATTTTAATAGTTTTTGTCCTAAATCTTCTGTTCCATGATTGTTTGCTATATCTTTTTTAGTGTAGTTTACTTTGGCATTTTGAGCAAATACTGATTTAGTAC